GTACCACGGAGGGTTGATTTAGCTTTTTGATGCCCCCCTCCCCTCTATTTTGGCCTGTTTCCTCCGGCACAGGTTTGCTGTGTTCCCCCACCGGCGGAGTTGCCCCCGAACCCTCCAACGCTTTTCCCTATCATTCATTTCAACACTTCTTTCCGTGCTTATATGGCCGCCCACGATTATAGGTCATCTTTTGTCGCACAATCTCGTCCGCGTCCAGTCCCTCATGACTAAACCAATCCAGTATGCGGATAAGACAATCCGCCATCTCGGTGGCTATGCCCTCGGGCTTGCCGTCCTCGTTTGCCCATACCATAGGGCGCCCGGCACGGTACTCCTCTACCGCCTCGGACAGCTCGCTATGGCAAAGGGCGACAATCTCCAGCAGGTTGCGAGGCTCGTCCCACCAGCCGTGAGTAACGGCGTTTTCGTGTATTTCCTTCGCCAACTTGTACAGCGGCTCTTCGTTGTTGTGGATCGTTATCATTTTTCTCCCTCCCATATCAGCGGCTTCCCCTCTGCGTCTACCATTATGCATATGCCGCCTTGGTATACTTTTAGGTATTGTATCCCCGTGAGGTTATCGACATATATCGTATACGATGCACCCGTTTCCAGCGTTCGCAGTCTGTAAGTACCAGCCTCAGCCTTGTTGCACCCGCACAGGGCGAGGGTCAGCAGGGTTAATATTGTTATTGCTATTACTCGTTTCATTTTTCCTCCTTCGGTGGTTCTGGTAAATATGCCCAATGGGTTATGTGCTCATGTGATATTCCGCCCCATGGGTATTTCCAGCGGCAAACCGTTTTGCCGCGAACATCGGTCTGTTCATAGTAGCGGAATCGTGTTCTGCGCACACCGCCGTCAGATACGACCACGAGTACACCGACACGCTCGCAGATTTCCCTCGTCAAATGCACATCTGGCAAACAATCCTCAATCGCGTGCCATTCCATTCGCTATTCCTCCTTATCCATCTCGACCTCATCTACACACTGTACAGTACCAATCTTATAGCACCCGCATGACGGGCAATGATACACGCCCATTCGCCAAATTATGTGCAACACGCCGGTTCTGCCGCAGTCTTCGCATGGATACGTTATTCTTTTCACGCTTCCTCCTTCCTTTCGCCGCGACCACAAAAATGCTGTTTTTGTACGCTTACCGGAAATACATCATTATCCACGATACAAAGTTCATATTCTGCGTTATCCGCTGTCGCCGAGATACAGTACCGGCAATCTATACATCTCACCACCTCCACTACATCGGTGGCGGGTTCTTTGTCGATAAATGTTATCCAATCACAATCGCTCGGTTCGCACGGTTCTTCACTGCATACCTCGTTGCAATGCCCACATACAAACTGCTTTGCTCTGTTTTTAGTTATATATTCTTTTGTCATACTTCTTCCAATGCCTTTTCAGCTTCTTCACGGACTGCAACCATGTCAACATACTCTTGCGGGTTATGCGCTTTTACATGTGGGTCGCTAAATTTTTTAGCACTCTCAAGCAGTGCTTCTATAATTATGTCTTTATTTGTATTGCAGTCGCACCTGGCAAAGCAATAATATTTGTCGCCGATTTTTACAGGCATTATTCTTCCTCCTTCGGCGGTTTGACCATTTCTACCCGTAAGCTCTCTTTTATGTAGTAATCAATGCCAAGTTGCTTGCATAGTTGTTCGGCTTCTTCCCCAAACTGTTTCCAGTTAATATTTGACGAATAGTAATTCAATTTCCCAATTTTAACCTTGTCAAATATGTCATAACAGTTCTCGATACATTCCAAAACCCGATCTGCGTCCGTTACAGGCTCAAAAGAACACCATGTTTTTATTCCCCAGTCATGCGCTTCTTTCACATCTATAAGCCTGTCGCTTGGCATATATAAACCGCCATACATACCATCATAGGTAATACCGTACCAATCGTTTTCATCCAGCAAATCAAAGTCACGGCTCCCATCGCCCTTTGTAAGTATCTGAACATGGTTCCCACTTGCCTTGATAGCCTTTATAATCTGCCGTGTCGCCGTGGTATCATGTCCTGTGGGGTATGGGTCACAGGTGAAACACAGGTGTATCAATTTGCCCGCGATTCCTTCCCGCTCTAACTGTTTAATAGTTGCCTCCACAATTCCATCACGAGGCTTTATGTTAGTGTGAAACTGTTCCCGATCTTTCCTTAACACTGACGGGGCAAAGCAGTAATAACATCTGTGAGGACATCCCGTGTAAATGTTGATAGCATAATCGCCGTACTCTTTTGCTTTTCCTTTAGGTATATAAATTGGCTTCATCTTCATACCTCCTTTGGCGGTTCGGCCACCTCCACTACATCGGCGGCGGGGATATCCTTCAAGTCGATTTCCTTGATGTACCTGTGCAATACAACTCCGCTCAATTCAGGGTCGTGGTGCTTTACTTCAATAACCTTTTCCAGCGCCGCTTCTCGTTCTATGTACTCTTTATATTCTTTACTCATTGTCCGTCCTTTCTGCGTTCAGCCAGTTTTCCAGCGTTCTCTTACATTCCGATCCGTTTGGCGCGATAAACCGCCGCCGGGCAGCAGTCGCAGTCCACTATCTCGGCGAGTTTGTCCGCCAGCCATTCGGCGGATTGCTGTTTTAGGTATTCGTGGTTAGTCATGCCGCTCACCTCCTGTTTCTGCCGCCTCAATGCGCTTATTGAGCCGCTCAATCTTCTTGGTAATCCACTCTGCCACCTGCCCGCCTACGTTGAATATGCAGCAGAGCTGCCACAGCATTATCTGTACGTCAGCCATTTCCTCTGCAAGATGGTCAGAGTTCGGCTTGCCACGCAAAGCTTTGGTCAGTTCTTTTTGTAGCTCTGCACATTCCTCGATGGCGACTATGGTCTGGATGGGTTCGCCGTATTTCTCGATGGCTCTGCGCAGAATTTTCATTGTGTTTTTACTGTTCACAGCTCAGTGTCTCCTTTCAAATACTTCTCAATCACCGCGGCGGCACACGGCCAGCCGTAGCAGACCGCGCAATAGTAGCCCTCGGCCATAGCGCCGCTCATAAACTCGTTTTGGTTTGGGGTTGGACTATTGGCGCCAGTTTTGAGCTCGACGTATATGCCATGGTAGCCGCCCCGGGCGGCAGGAATAAATACGTCCGGTACGCCGGAATGTACTCCCTGCCCTATCAGCCGCGCAGCGGTGCGCTTATCGCGTAAGCCGCCGTTGGGTATGTGGTGGTAGAGCGTCAGGGCTGGATACTGCGTCCGCATCATCCGCGCCCAGTTGGTCAGGGCGGTCTGGTGCTCGTCCTCTTTGCCTATTACCGGTTGGGCAGGCCGCCATACGGGTATACCCGCCCGGTTGAGGGTCATGGTGTAGTCCTTCAGCAATTGTTTTTACCTCCTTTTTGATATCGTCTTAAAATCCGACGCATTTACAAGGCCCCGGCAAAAGCCTCGCGCTTTGCGCCGCTTAACACCGCCGCTTGGGCGGGATTTTGACATATTTGAAATAGGTAAAGCCGAACTCTGTCGCGCCGCTCTCGACGAGGATATAGTCTTTCGGAGAGCGCGGCGGTTTGGCCGGCGTGTAGTTGCGTTTTATGGGTTTTGTCTGCTCCCTGCCGCAGGGGGCAAGGTTACGGGTCGCCATGTAGTGGTGCCCGCCCTGCTCCGGCGTCCAGTGATTAAACAAGTAATTGGCTAATCCCGTATAATCGGGGCCGTGGTCTATGCCGTCATAGTGGACGTGGGCCCGGAGGTGCTCGCAGCGATTGACGCTGCCCAGCGTCCATTGTTTGCGTATGGCCTCCTCCGGTATGCCGTCCGTCAGCATGTGGGCGTGTATGCGGTGGGTGTTTTTGCCTCGGCCCATGTAGATAACGATTTTTGCCTCCGGGTAGGCGTAGAGCAGCCGGCGCCGGAAGTTGACGCAGAGGCGGCGGAAGTCCTTAAAATCGTGTACCTCGTGCTCGTCGTCCTGGGTCAATGTGCTGTATATCGAGGCCGGGGTAAAGTTTTCGTTGACCAGCCGGGTATGGGCCCGGCGGGCTACCTCAGAGTTAAACCGCGCCCTTTCCTCGTCCGTTTTAAATCTCGGCTTCCGCGGGCGGTAGGGTTTTTGCGTCCTGTCGCCCACGGAGTATATGATCCGCTCCAGCACCACGCCGGAATATATATCACGCCGTACCCGCTGCATGGCGGCCTCCTTTTTTAATAATCATGTCTTGGCCCTTTGCCGGGGGCGGTGGTTTGCGGTGCGGGCGTTTCCCCGTTGGCCGCACCTGCCGCCACCCCATCAATGGAGGACCGGGTGATTGCCGCACCCGGCAAAAGGTCAAGTCCTGCCCGTGTTACCGGGCAGGCTTTAATGCGTGTATGTCCTCGGTTTTCTTTGCGCGGCGCGGGATAAATATCTGTTCTATCACTTTGTCGCTGTGGTCGTCCATGAGCTCGTCCGCCTCAAGGATATGCAGCTCCCGCCCGTCGATGCACAGGCGGCATGAGCCCTTGTACTGGGCATATGTCCGTCTGGCTTTCGCAAAGTCGTTGGTCTCAATAACGGTCTGCGTCCCGGCGGGTGTGCGGATCAGGACGGTGTAGGTGGGCAGCGTTTCCTTTTTCTTTTTCGGCATTTTTTCAGTCCTCCCCTAAATCCCCGATTAGATCAACGCCTATTTTCGCCAGCTCGTCGGCGGAGTATTGGCGCTGAATGTGGTTCATAAAATAACTCCCAGCGATTTTTTTGACGTTGGTTTTCGCCGCCGACAGGTAGCCCTCAAATTTTTCGCTGTTAAACAGGGTGCAGGGGCGCATATATTCCTGCATTCTTGTCCCCTTCCATGCTGCCCAGCGGCTGTCTATTACCCGGCGGCAGTCCTCCGGCGTATGGTCCTCCGCAATGCGGGCGTTGATATAGCTGCGGTTTTTCGGCGTTTTTTGGTATTTAGTCCCGGCAACAGTGTTGAGGTAGTCTATTACCGCGTCGGCGGCGGTCGTGTCAGTGATCGCATTGCGGGCGGTAACCTCTCCGGTCTCCCGGTCTATCGTTACTATCAGGGCGGGCCTGCCGTTGATGCTGACAGCGGCCCGGCCTTTTGTGTCCATGTGCTCCCCTATGGCGCGGATTAGGGCGCTGTATATCTCCTTTTCCCCCATAGTTAAATAACTCCCTTCATAAAACACGCCCAGAACGTTTGTGATTTTTTCCCGCTATGGTGCCCAAACAGCGGCTTCTGGCCAATAGCTGCCCACACCTTATCCGCCGGAATATCGTGTTCGCTCCATTTAAAAATAAGGGTTCCGTCGGGTTTCAGAACCCGCATGCACTCCGCAAAGCCGTCATGCAGCATTTGTGGCCAGTTGTCGTCAAGCTTCCCGTATTTTTTAACCAGCCACGCGGTTTCTTTTGCCCCTGTGAGGTGTGGCGGGTCAAAAACAACAAGCGCAAAAGCGTTGTCCGGGAAAGGCAGTTGTGTAAAGTCGCATACTATATCGGGCTTGATAATGCACTTGCGTTCGCTATGCCCCTCCCCACTTCCCCATATGCCCGTCATTTCAATTTCTCTTTTATCGCAGTAAACTGCCGCCGGGTGGTGCTTATTAAACCATATCGTTCGGGATCCGCACGTTACGTCCAGTACCTTCCTTTCCACGGTTATATCTCCTTTTTCTCCTTTTTCGTTTCGCTGCGCTCTATGGCTATGCCGATAGCGGCGGAGCCGGTGCTCTTTACGGTGGCCTTGACCCCGTCTGTGGTGGTGATGACCGCTTTATCTACAAATCCGCCGTACACCCGCTCGGCAAGCTGCTGCAATATCTCCCGCGTCTGCTCGTCCACGGCCATGCGCTTCTGGTGCGGATTGCCGGTAAAAAGCTCCTCGATCACGTCATTTGCTTTTTGCAGGGCCTCAATGCGGTCGCTCTCTCCCCGAAGGGCAGCCTCATGAGCGTCACGGGCGCGGCAGGCTTCTTTGCAGTCGCACACCAGCGTAGCTATGCCGTCCTCGTCCGGGTCCTTGAGGTTTGGGTGCAGCGCCAAATAGCTTTTGATGTTGATTATCTGCCCGCAGTAGCGGCAGGCGCCGTGAATCCTTTCCGTTGTTTCCATTTTGTTTGTCCTCCTTTGATATGTTTTTTCGCAGTCTTTTTACGAGCAATAGCTTTCCAGCACTGTCAATCTGTAACTGCCGTCCTTGTCCGGCGTATCGTCAATCTGTACCGATTGAGGGATTATAAAAGCGGGGACGACACCAAACGTGAAACACGAGTCGAAGTCGTGGGCGGAGCCGTCCGCGTAGACGCACCAGGCGTCGCCAGAGAATTTCCGCGAGGAAAGCCACCAGAAAGCTGCCGAGCCGTCATATGTCTTTATTCGGCTATTCCTTCCCGTGAATATAGGGCATGTGAAGCCCTCGTCCACACCGTGGTTGTCGCCGCAGCCTACCATGGTCAACGTGGGGGCGAACACTTTCCGTGTTATATCCTCAGCGCCGCTGCCGTTATATAGCGGGATCGTGCTGGGGATAATCAGCTCCTTAAGCTCGTCGGGGTAGCTGTCGTATATTTCGGTCATGCGTTTGTCCAGGTCGGAATCGGCGTACTCCGCGCTGTCGCCAAACCAGCACCGGCTGTGTATCTCTTTGCGAATAAACGCGGCTACGCCTGCGCCGAAGAAGCCCAGGGTGTAGTCCGCCAGCTCGTAGGTTCCGTCCTCGCGGCGCTCGGGGATTTTGATGTTGGTTCCGAATGGTAGTTCTCCTAATTTCATTTTTTATGTCCTCCCTATGATCTGTTTTTAACTCATTTGCTCCACTTGTCTGGCGTTGAGCTTGCCGCGCTCGATCAGTTTGTATATTTCGTGCCTGTCGATGCCCAGCCGCTCCCTTGTCTCATGCGTTGTCAGCCACTCGCCGTCCACTTCGACGATCCACTTCTTTTGTATACGCGGCGGCTCGCTTTTCCCGTCCGGCAAAAACAGCGGGCAGGCGCGGATGACGTAGGACTGTATAATTGTTGTGTAGTTTTTGCCGTGGTAATAGTCGCTGCCCTTCAGCGTTGTTTCCCTTGCCTCCCAGCCCTCAACGGGTTCGGGATCGGCGCGGCGGGACCAGCTGCAGCCCATGCCCGGCGCGTTGGTCGCCCTCCGGCAACGCCAGCACAGGGTTTGCCCGGTTATGCACGCTTCCATATCTATCTCCTTTTGCGGGGTGCGAAGGCAAAGCCCGTCATTATGCCGATCACAAACATCGGCACTCCCCAGCTAAAAAATGCTCCCCACATATTTATTCCCTCTCTGTTTTGACGTATAGATTGATATAGTTGTTGTTTGCGTCCACGCACAGCAGGGACGCATCGAGCAGGTTTCCCACGGTCTTGCCGCAGGCGGAGGGCAGTATGTCGCTGCGGTTAAAATCGCCGATCAGCGCCCCGTCCGGCGAGTGGTACAACCGTACCCGCTGTGTTTTCAGCAGGGCAAGCATGGGCAAAAGCTCCCTTACATGCATGTGTAGTCACTCCTCCATTTGCGGTATTTCAGCTTCTCTTCGTCCCAGTCGGGATACCTCGCCATGAGGTAGGCGCGAAGGGCCTTTTTCAGCTCCGTCCTGTGCTCGGAATTGTCGTAATCCCTGTGGCACTCAGGGCATAGGGTGACGATGTTTTCTTCTATTCCCTTGCCGTTTTGGGAGCGCGGAATAAAATGCGCGTCCGGGTTGCCGGGCCTGCCGCACAGGACGCAGCAATGATGATCCCTTTCCCATACCCAACGCTTGACCTTCTGGGGTATCTCACACGCTTTTGTGCGTTTGCTTTTCATGGTCTTTTTATGAGCAATAGCTTTGCAGCGCCGTCAATCTGTAGATGCCGTCATTGTCTGGTGTATCGTCAATCTGTACCGATTGGGGGATTATGAAAGCGGGGACACCCCCGTTCGCGAACGACGGGCCGAGGATGTAGGCGGAGCCGACCGAGTCGACATGCCGAGCGAAGTCAGAGGAGAACTGCGAGGAAAGCCACCAGCTGGCCGCCGAGCCGTTAAAGGTTTTTTTGCGTCTATTCCTTCTCGTGAATATAGGCCATGTTAAGCCTTCTTCTACTCCGTGGTTGTCGCCGCAGCCCACCATGGTCAACGTGGGGGCAAACACTTTGCGGGTTATATTCTCGGCGCCGCTGCCGTTATATAACGAAATCGTGCTGGGGATAATCAGTTCTTTAAACTCGTCGGGGTAGCTGTTGTATATTTCTGTCATGCGTTTGTCCAGGTCTGATCCGACGTACTCCGTGCCGTTCCCGAACCGGCACAGGCTGTGTATGTCCTTACGGATAAACGCAGCTACGCCTGCGCCGAAGTAGCCCAGCGTGTAGTCCGCCAGCTCGTAGCTGCCACCTTCTTGTCGCTCGGGAATTTTGATGTTTGTCCCGAATGTCATTTCTCCTAATTGCATTGTTTTGCGTCCTCCTTATGATCTGATACCCTCCGGGGCTTCCCGGAGACGCACCGGGCCTGAATCCTGTTTATACTCGCCCGGTCGAGTTGCTAACGTGCTGTTGTGGGATTGTTAGGTCATTCGCATCACCTCCGGCGAAAGGAGACAGCAGAGGGCGGTGAGCAGAAGCAGCGTTTTGTCGGACATATCAGGTGGTCTGTGTATATCAAAAAGGAGATTATAAACTCTGCCCATCGGACACCGGCCCAAGATGCCGCCCTCTGCTCTCCCCTTTCGCACGGGGAGCTACTGCACTTTGTATTTACAATCGTCGTACTTATGGCGGCGGGCAGCCTTTACCCTGGGCTGATCCGCCGTCTTGTCCTCTACCATGGAGGCCATGCTCCGCACCAGTATGAGGGGGGCGTGGCCGTCGGCGGCGGTCGCCATGAGGCGCCCATCCCTGCACATGGCGCGTATAGTGCCGGGGTCTACGTTGATGATCTCGGCCGCCCGCTTGGTGGTGACAAACTCGCCGTGCATCTTCACCATGCGCTCCTCAAGGGCTTCAACGCTGTTTATGCGCTCGTCCACGGCGGCGGTTATCATGTCCCGCAGGAGCTTGTCAAAGTTATCCATGGCGGTTTCCTTTCTGTGGTATAATCAAAAGTAAAAAGGGGTTTTATGCTGAGTTTTGCTTCTTTCCGTATTCTTGTTTACGCTTATTTTCATCGGGGCTTCGGCGTATCCGATGTTGACCGCATCGTGGGTAAAAAGTTCGCGCAGGGTTGTATAAACCAGCTGTATAACAAGAACCTGATATCCGTCAGGTACATCGCCGAAGGCCGTAACGGGCTTTTATTGCTCATAACGCAAGACGGTCGCGGTTTCCTGCAAAGATCACTTGTCGGTGCGCTGGTTACAGCAGTTTCTCTATCGCTTGCAGTATTAGCCCTAATATGACGAGCGCTCCGAGCACGAATATTTGCGTTTGCGTCCGCCTGACCTCTTCATAAATGCTTAGCAGTTTCTTGTCTGAGTTCTGCTCGTCCCATTTGCACGTCCACTTGTCTCTAAACATCATGCCGCTGTCCTCCTATGTGGTTTGTTCGTTTGTCCTTGCGTTTACGTAAGTTTGTCAGCAAAAAAAATATTATCCACATCATCAGAAGTAAGACTCAGAATGTGAATAATATCATATATTTCTTTGCGCGAAAAATCGCTGATTCCCGCCATTTTGCGCCAAAGCGTGGTTTCTTTTATGCCTATATCTGAGGCAATCTGTGCCAACGTTAAGCCACGTTCAACTACTTTTGCGCGGAACAAATTCTTGTTAAACACGGTGTGTGTCTCCTCTCTTGCGTTTTCGTAAGTTCATTATATTTCACTTGTTTCAGCCTGTCAATACGTTTACGCAAGTTTTTTTGTGTTTTTCAATATTAAATATTGCATAAATGTAATGTCAGTGATATTATGTAGGCAACAGCAGGAGGTTGCTATGGATGTTGCCACTATCATAAAAGAGAGAAGAATCGAATTAGGGTTGACCCAGAAGGAAGTTGCGGTTGCCGCGGGTGTTTCGGAGGCGACCGTTTCGCGCTGGGAGGCCGGGGAGATTGAAAATATGCGCCGCGACAGAATTTTTAATCTGGCTCGTGTATTGCGCGTAAGGCCTTCCGTTCTCATTACGGGCGATCTGGATACTGCAAATAGTGTTGATGAGATAAGCGAGAAAGATTCTCTTATTAATTATACTCTTGCAGAAATCAGACGGTTGACGCCCGAGAATCGGGCAAAGCTCGTTGACTATTTAAAGCTTCTTCTACAAAGTCAGCAATCAGATTAAGCTCGTCCATGGAGAGCATTTCCAATACTTCATATGTGATGTCCATCGTTTCCACCTCCAAACATTTGTTCTGTTTTGATAATATCATAACTTCGGTAAATAAAAAGGGGTGATTTTATTGAGAGTACCATAAACGGGACTGCGCTCAACGATGTTGCACAAATCGTGCCTCAGATTCGCCTTTAACCGGCAGAGGGAGCGGGAGCCGCTCACCTCCGCCTCGGCCAGAACGGCGGAGAAGCTTCGTGGGAGCCGCCCCGGTCTGAATTAAGCATATCTCGTTCCCTTGGTTTTTTAAAGCCACAAATAGTATCCTTTCAGGGTAAAAATTGTTTAAATGGGGGGTAAAATAATGGACTTTGAGCGATTACAGGAGCTTGTGCGGCAATCCGGTAAGACGCAGCAGGAGATCGCGGACGAATGCGGGCTGTCGCTCGCTACTGTCAAAAAGGTGCTTCACGGGCAAACATCAAATCCCGGCGTAGATACGCTGATAAGGATATTAAATACCATTGGCAAAAGTCTGCGGGATATAGATTCTGACTTTGTGAGAGTTCCGCAAGGATATAGTAAAGAGGATTTATACGAAGAACTTATCGCCACTAACAAGGAGCGTATAAACGATCTGGTAGCCGAAGGGCGGCGTAAAAGCATTCAATTGCCCCTGTTGTCAGGTGTTTCCGTGTTATTGATGGTGGTTTTAAGCGGAATATTTATCATAGATAGCAGATATCCGAGCATGGGGCTGATACGCCCCGAAACTAAGCATTTATCGACAATAGCAGGGGGTATAATGCTGGTTTTCGCGATATTCGCAGGCTTTCTCATATACATCAGCATAAAAGAATGGAAAAGGTTAAAATAGGAGGGTTTGGTCAATGGGTATGATACATCAGTGCTCTCAGTGTGGGAAAAAGGGGTTGTTCTTGCCGCTCAACAACCTTGGGCACTGTGAGGAATGTATAAAAAAGAATAAGGCGGAACGAGCAAGACGCGAGGGGGCAATGATCGTTTCGCCCTCTTCGGAAGAGGAGCGTGTGAATGTTGAACCAGAAAAAATGGACGTGACCGAAAGTGTGGATGGTGCCGAAGGTCACAACCATGATGTGTCTGAAAAGAGTTGGCTAACCACTCTGCTTTTATGTATATTTTTAGGCGGTTTAGGAATACACAGGTTCTATGTCGATAAGCCGCTCACAGCTCTTCTCTGGTTGCTCACGGCAGGCTGTTTCGGCCTTGGAACCCTTGCGGACTTGTGCAGTATAGCCAGTGGCACTTTCACGGACGGTGATGGCGCCGTAATTCTTTCTAACAAGCAGCGCGACAGAATATACGGCCCAAGCGTGCAGTCCGCGCTTTCCATCGATGCCGTTGACCAAATTCGCAAACTCGGCGATTTGCGAGATAGCGGTATTCTGAGTAACGAGGAGTTTGAAGAGAAAAAGGCTATTCTGCTTGACAAAATAAAATAATCCCCCGGCTGTCGGCACAGCGCAAGGGGGATTAGAGGTGGATGCTTCTCCGCCTCCGATTTTAACACAAAGGGGAGGTTTTGGCAATGGCAAAGCAAAACGATGGCAGATACCGTGCAAAAGTCACCGTCGGGCGGGCTGACGGCAAGAGTATAGTCAAGTACGTTTCCGGGCGCACGAAGAAGGATCTGGAGGCCGCGAAGGAGGCGGTCAAACAAGAGTTCATCACCGGGCGCACCGCACAGAAGGACGCGCTTTTCGGCCCATACGCCATACAGTGGTATAACGTCTACAAAAAGCCGAATATAAAGGAATCGGCGCAGAGCGGATATAAGACGGCACTCAACAAGCACATATTGCCGGTGCTGGGGGATAAGCGGCTCACCGCAATATCCACTATGGATTTGCAGGAGCTGCTTAACTCCAAGGGCGATACGTGCGTAACCATAATCGAAAATGTACACCATGTGTTAGAATCCGTCTTTAAGAGGGCATACTCCGAGGGGATAATCCAGCGGGACGTGACTGTGGGGCTGGTCAAGCCCTCGAAAGAAAAGTCAAGCCGCCGGGCGCTGACGGAAGCGGAGGAAGAAGCGGCAAAGAAGCTGATGCAGGAGGAAAACGGCCTGCTGGTGGCATTACTATACTATACCGGAATGAGGCTCGGCGAAGCCCTCGGCCTGCAATGGGAATGTGTAGATTTCAAGAAGAAGGTCATACACGTCCGGCAGCAGGTCAATTTAAGGAAGGGCACGATAACCCCGCCCAAGACGAAGGAGAGCATACGGGATATACCCCTGCCGGACGAGTTGGCGGAAATGCTCGTGCGGGGATTCCCGCAGGCGTTTGTGTTCCCCGCCACCGATGGAACATACTACCGCAATTCCTCTTCAAATAGGCTATGGCGTTCGCTGATGGAGCGCATGGCAGAGTTGGGGCCCGACATAGAAACGAGAGAGGACGGTTCCTCCGTTCTCACGCCGCACTACTTCCGGCACAATTACGCCTCCATACTCTATAATGCCGGCGTTGACGTGCTTTCCGCGCAGAAATTCCTTGGCCACGCCAACGTAAAGGTAACGCTTGAAATTTATTCACACCTTTCAAAGGAAAAAGAGGACGCGAGTGCGGGCGCGGTTATGGACGCTTTCAAAAAAAGGTTGCCAGAAAGTTGCCAGAGCGAAACCACAAAATGAGCACAAGCAAGCGAAAAAGCCCTAAATACCTAAGAAAAACGCCCGTGCAACACAGGCGTTTTTGATGTTTGGTATCCGGCGGCTACCCGTTTTTTATTCAGTTCCTTGCAGTTTCTCGTCCGTAAAAAGCGGCTGTTTATCTATATTTTTCGTTTACGCTCGTTTTAGGGCTTGAAATAAAAGGTTGCCAGAAAGTTGCCGGAAGGTTGCCAGTTACGCAGTAAAATATTTTTCAACCTTGAAATCCTTACCGTCTATATCGTTAATGAAATCTTTTGCAAGGCTGAAATAAAACTCCGGGTCTTCTCCCCTGCCTACCATTTCGGCGGTATCGTGGCTGTCGTTGTAGTACATATTCATGCACAGATAGTATTTACATACCGCCGTTATGCCTTTCGTCGCCAGAAACGCCTTGATGGTGTCATAGTCCCATTTTTGACCGTATGGGCGCATACCCTTGACTATCTGCCGCGCCTCTTCGGGAGTTATCCGATATGCTATCTCTTCGAGGCAATACATTGTTTCTTTGTACACCTCCGGCAGACGGTCCTTTACCGTGTGCATCATATCAGAGAGTGCATCGGTCACCTCTGTCATATCGGTGTGCCTTTCGGATATCAGGCGTATGATCTCCTTAAAGCTCATTACTCTGCGCCTCCGTCAATGCTGGCAAGCCCCTGAGTGCAAGCAGTTTTGCCAAGCATTTTAAAACTGCCGCCCGTGGCGTTGGTCTTGACGATGGTAGCATACCTGGTGCGGGTGCGTATGGCGCAGGCTGTGACCTGGGCGCAGCAGCTATCTATCAGCGGGTACTGTTCCGTGCCGGCGCCTATGGTGACAAACACGGGCGCGGTTATAGTGGTAGCCGCCGGGATAGACTGAGCTACCACGATGCAGTATTTCTGGTTGTCGTTATAGTTGCCTGCCGGGAGGTTGATTATCAGCCCGGTTCCCGCCGTGAAGGTAACTGCCTGGGAGATTATAAGGTTGGGGCAGAGTTTGCATACATTTTTACAAGCCATTTTTTATGCTCCTTTCAAAAATCAAGGGGCAGCATACGCCGCCCCGATATATCACGGCATAGCCGGAATTAGCAGCAGCAGCCGCAATTATTACCACAGAAGGGAGAGTTCCCCGCGTTGTAGGTGTAACCGTTGGGATAGCGGACTACTCCGTACATGCGGTTATCCATTTCAAGGCTGGACACTTTGTCCCTGAGAGCCTGCATTTCGTTCGCCTGTATCAGGGAGCGGGTGGCCTCGGCCTCGGCGTGGATAGCGGTGGTTATGTCGCAGGTGTTCTGGTTCATCTGCGCTGAGAGGTTAGCTATACCGAGCCTCTGTTCGCAGCAGCAGTTTGCGAGCTGGTTGGACAGGTTCCGGCCTTCGGTGGTGATAGCGTTGTTCAGCGCGAAGGTGGAATCACATATACCGTTGCCGATGTTAGTCAGGCGGTCATTGATCTGGCCGAAGTGCTGACCGAAGAGAATTTCTTGCTGAGACGCAGCGGTGGCATACTGTCCAAATTCGCCCTGGCGGTTCCAGCCGCCAAAGCCGCCGCCCATCATAGCAAAAAGTATGATAAGGGCGAATATCCAGAAGCCTCCGTTGAAGCCGTCAGTCTTGCCATCAGTTACCGCGGCTATATCCGCGAGAGAGGGCATATTATCCATAGTTCTAAAGTTCCTTTCGATTTATATTCCAATCCCGCGCGCGCTTCGGGTAATGGTCTATCTTAATTCAGAAAGAATATCCTCGGGGTCTATCCCGTATTGCTTGCAGGCCGCATAAAACATCTGTTTAGGGTCGCCGTTGCCTATCATCTGCTTTATCTTCTGCATTTGCCCAGGAACGGACATCATCTGTTTAGCCTGCGCTATCATTTGTGGGTTGAGTTTCCTCGGACTTCCTCCGCTTAGCATTTGTAGTATCGGGTTTGGCATTTATCATTTCCTCCAATCTGGCTATTCTCTGTTCAAGGCCGTTTACATCGACAGGCGGAGCGGGTTTATACGGGGTTATGCTATAAGGCGAGAGAGAGGGGAACCCCGCCCCATCCGTTGTTTTAAGCCACACTATGGGGGCCGTTTCGTCTAATAGAAGAGCGGAGCTATTAGGGGGCATTTGATACGCCTTTGCGCCGCCCTCGCCGTTCACTTTGACTACTTCGGTTCGCTGATATTGGGTTTGTTGGTTAAAATAAGATTGGTATGGATACACTGTTTCACGCTCCCTTCTACCTGAATTTTGGCATAAAAAAAGAGCCGACAGGATTGCTCCCATCGGCTATTTATCGGCTATTTACAGTGCGTTTTCAGTTGTTTTTCGGCGGCCTTGCACCGCCTTCGTATCTGGTCATATTCAAGGGGTATTTCGAATTTAAGCTGGTACTCGCCCGTCAGAGCGTCGTATGGCACCCCGTCTAAAAGGCGGCGGGTTATCAACCAGCGGTCTTTTTCGTTATGTATCCATTCGCGTATGAGTGCTTCCCATTCCGTGCGGGAACGGGAATTAAGCAATGCTTTATCCATTTCAAAGAGGCCCGCTTCTCCAAAAGCCTATACCTCCTTTATAAAAGTACGCCCCCCAATTAAGGGGGGCTATTGAAAGGGAATCCCATCCGGGGGCTACTGTTTGTTGTAGTTTGCCGAGGATATGCCCAGCACCGCGCCGAGGAACGTGTCAACGGCGGTGATAGTGCCGACGATCTCCTCAGGATAGGGGAGCTGCCATATACCCGCGAGGGCGAAGTAGAGAGTGCCTATGGCGGGGAGCCAGATCAGGGCGATTGCCTTGAGAATGTCGTATACCTTGTTCGAGAGTTTCATGTTTTTTCCTCCTTTAATTGTTGTGTGCTTCAAGCCTGTCCAGCCGGTGGTGGGCGCTTTTCGTGCTTTCTTCCACACGAGCCACGCGGAGGTCTATGCCCTCAACTTTGGTGGCCTGCGCCCGCATATCGAGTTTGATATCGTCCACGCCGCGTTTGATGTAGTCCACGTCCGATTTGAGCGCGGTGTCAATGGCGGTGTCGCGTGTCGCCGCGTCAATCGCGTCCTTTCTCGCGGTCTTTATGTGAGCCAACCAGCCCAGCAAAATGCCGCTCAGTCCCGTTACTATTGCCCATATCCATTCCTTGGTCATGGGTGCTCCTCCTTATTTTTTTAGTGCGCCTACATAGATTTTGCCGTCCACAGATACGGTAGCCTGTAACACCTCCGGCAGTTCCGTTTCCCCGGCGTTTGCATAGTCGCCCGCAAACCGCTGTATGGCCGCAATGGTGTTTTTGCCCGCTATGCCGTCCGCGTCCCCCGCGTCATAGCCCAGAGCGTTAAGGGCGGTCTGCAAGGCTTTGATGTCGTTGCCCCGCATCATGGGGCTCGTCAGGGTTATGATCTTCCGCGCCTTTACCTCCTCCTTTTCTTCCTCCTGCTGGAGCAGGGCAAGCCGCCCCCAGTGCGTCCAGTTGCCATCGGACAGTTTGCGCTTGCATACGCCATCGTCGCGGCCTTTCGCCTCTATGGTGTAGCCGCCGCCGACGTATACGCCGACATGTACCATTTTCTTGCTGCTTTCGCTGTACTTGAATACGAGGTCGCCCGGCCATATGGGGGTTTTCCCGACGTAGCCCCTGTTTTCGCTGCACATACGGTAAAGCCCCTGGGCGTTGGTGTCGCCCTTCATCCAGTGCTTTATGTCGCTGATGTAGTGTACGATGAGGCCGGAACAGTCGAACGCGTAGAGAGGCCGTTTTTCGGCCTTCTCCATGAATTTCACGGCGCGGTTGTAATTGACGTCGCTGGTTTCGCGCCGTTCTATCCATGCGTAGGGGTCGCTCATGCTGTCAACCTGCTGCCCCTGCGCACCCCAGACGTACATATCCCCGACATGACTTTCGAGGTATTCTATGAAGCCTGTTACTCTGCTCATCTGCGTTTACCTGCCACCGCGAGGCCAAAGCCTATCAGGGCTATGGATACCGCATACGCGAGGACGGAGGCGCCGCCGGTCTTGGGTATCACCACGGGATTTTTTGTAATGGGCTGTTCGGCGGGCTGCGCGGCGTTAAAATAGTAGGTTTTGCTTACAGTCCTGTTTCGCTGCATGGCGTTGTAGAGTTCTTCTGCCGTGGTGGCGTTTTCGTATGCCTTGTCCTTGACGGTTATACGGAGGGCGGCGGGCTGGTCGGTAACTATGCCGCTCAGGTAATATGTGCCAGCCTCCAATCTCAGGTCGTTTGCGTCCAGCTTTACGCCGTCCAGTTCGATTACAAGCTCCATGTCGGTCAGGTCGAAAAACCGGGGTATGCCCAGGTCAACCTTGAGTAGGAAAAGCTCGTTGTTGACGTAGGTTTTGGATACCGCCTTGCCGGTCTGGTAGTCCAGCGCGGTTATATCCAGAGTTACGGGGTCTGCGGCGTAGGCTACGGTGCAAAGGCACAGCATGAGCATTACCGCGAGGATACAAGTGAGTTTCTTCATTTTGATTTTTTCCTTTCTTTTTTTGTATTAAAAAAGAGCCTTTCGGCTCCTTTCTTGTGTTTTAGCCCGTATACCCGTAGGTTATAGTTGCGTTTGTCGCGCCCCACGGCGCATTTGCTACCGCGCCCTCTGCCCACGGTACATTGATGGTGGTTAGGTTGTCGCAAGCGACAAATGCGGCGTCCGCTATGATTTCTGGCGTGCCTTCGAAAGTCAGTGAAACCAAGCTGGTGCAACGTGCAAACGCATCAATGCCAATATTAGTAATTCCGCTCGGTAAAGTCAGTGAAGTCAAGCTGGTGCAATCCGTAAACGCAAAACTACCAATCTTCGTGATTCCGCTCGGTAGGGTGGTTAAGGCCAAGCTCGAACAACCACTAAACGTAGCCAGGCTAATATCAGTAATTCCGCTCGGTAGGGCGGTTAAGGCCAAGCTCGAACAACCACTAAACGCATTATTACCAATCTTCGTGATTCCGCTCGGTAGGGTGGTTAAGGCCAAGCTGGTGCAACTAAAAAATTGATAATCCCTTATACTCTCATACCCATACATTTTTACATCAATGAGTTGTCCATCCGAGTTATAGATTTCCTCTATATAAGGTTTAGTTGCGCCAGCCGGGAATCTTGATATAATGCCCATTAGCTCAGCCTCCTTATGATTATAGGCAGGTCAATTGTAGGCGCGGTTGTCGCTTTTAGCGTCACCGTTCCATTTCCACTGCCCGTGGCTCGTATTTGTGCTGCCGTTGCCGCTGCGTACTGTTCATCCGTGGCGGTGTCGCTTAGCCCGATTTCCAGCTTTGAATCAGCCATAACGCCAGTAACGGGCAGCGTTATAGTATTATCGCTCCACGCAGACGCGGAGGCCGTGACAACGGTATCTGTGGCGGGGGTGGCGTAGTCAATGCCAGATTGTGCCGCCTGTACGGTTGAGCCATTGCCCTTTAACAGGCCGTTCAGCGCGGTTGCGGTATCGGTGCTTATCTCGTTAGGGCCTGCGGGGCCCTGGGGGCCTGTCGGTCCTTCCGGCCCTTGGATACCCTGCGGGCCTTGCTCACCCGTGTCACCCTTCGCGCCGGGGTCGCCTGTCGCGCCTTTTTCGCCTGTGGCTCCTTTTTCGCCCTGCGGGATGCCGAACTCAAAATCAAATACCTTTGCGGTGTCCGCGCCGCTTGCCGTTATCTTTACGGTGGCGGCGGCTCCGGCGGTGAGGGTGTTTGCCGTAGCGGTAGGTGTGCCGAATCCTGCGGCTGTGCCGGGGTCGCCTTTTGCGCCGGGGTCGCCCTTTGCTCCGGGGTCGCCCTTGGCTCCCTGCTCTCCTTGTATGCCCTGCTCGCCTTGTATGCCCTGCAAGCCCTGTGGGCCTTCGGGGCCTTGGATACCTTGTTCGCCCTGCTCACCCTGCGGGCCTTTTATGTTGGCGTCGGGAGGATTAGCGAGGCCGCCGTTATTGCTCCACGATATAACGCCCTCGGCAGATACCGCAGGGGTAAAGTAGGGGCCGGGGTCGCCCTTTGCTCCAGCGTCTCCTTTCGCTCCCTGATCTCCCTTTGCGCCCTGCTCACCAGTCGCGCCCTGTTCGCCCTTGGGAACGCCGAACTTAAAGGCGAATACCTTTGCGGTATCTGCGCCGGAAGCTGTCACCTCTACAGTAGCGGGGGTTCCCGCGTCAAGGGTGGTCGCCGTGGCAGTGGGTGTGCCGAACCCTGCGGCTTCGCCCGTGGGGCCTTGTGCGCCCGTATCGCCCTTCGCGCCGGGGTCGCCCTTGGGGCCGGGGTCGCCTTTAGGGCCAGTGGGGCCTTGCTCACCTTTCGCGCCCTGCAAGGGGCCGTTGTTTACCCACTTGGAATTTACGCCGTCCCAGATATATATATCATACGGTTCGCCCGCGCCCACACCGTAAGCGTCACCAGCGGAGGGGTTAGATACTCCAGCTTGTAATGCGGAGAGAGAAGCGTAATAGCCCAACACGGCAAATCCTTCGCCCGTATCGCCTTTGGCTCCCTGTGCGCCCTGTGGCCCCCGTATATTGACTGTGGCGGGGTTTTCCAGCCCGCCGTCATTACTCCACGATAAATCACCGTCAGCGGTCACAGAAGGCGTATAGTGCGCTCCTGCGGGGCCTCGTTCGCCCGTGGCTCCCGTATCCCCCTTGGGGCCCGTTTCTCCCTTGTCTCCGGGGTCGCCTTTAGGCCCTTGGATACCCTGTTCACCCTTGGGGCCAGTGGGGCCCGTTTCTCCTGCGGCTCCTGTGTCGCCTTTATCGCCTTTCTTGCCTTCGGGGCCTTGTGGGCCGACGGGGCCGGGAGTGCCGTCCTGCCACGCCGAGCCGCTTGCGGTTCGAGTGAGTACCTGCCCTGGCGTTCCGCCC